TGGTCCGCGATTGGGTGAGCGCGCAGGAGGCGGCCAAGGCCGGCGACGTGGCGAAGCTGAAGCGCTTCGTCAACACCTCGCTGGCCGAGACGTGGGAGGAGCAAGGCGACAAGGCCGACGAGCACGCGCTGCGCCGCCGCGCCGGGGACTTCCCGCTGCGCACGGTCATCTGGGGCATGTACGTCATGACCGCGGGCGTGGACGTGCAGGGCGACCGCATCGAAGGCTACCTGTGGGCCTGGGGCCGCGGGATGGAACGGCAGATGGTCGACCGGGCGGTGTTCTACGGCGATCCGGCGCTGCCGGAGTCGGAGGAAGGCTCGCCGTGGGCCGCGTTGACGGAATGGCGGCGGACGCCCGTGCTGCACCAGTCCGGGCAAACCGTCCCGCTGCTGGCCGTGATGGTTGACTCGGGCGGTCACCACACCCAGCAGGTCTACACCTACGCGCGCACCCACCAAGCAGAGCACGTCTACGCCATCAAGGGCGCCAGCCAGTCGGGCAAGGCGGTGCTAAACAAGCCAAGCGACCAAGACATCAACTGGCGTGGCGTGCGGGTGAAGAAAGGCGTGAAGCTCTGGACCGTCGGCACGGACACTGCGAAGTCTGAAATCTACGGCCGGTTGCGCATCGCTGTGCCTGGGCCTGGCTATGTCCACCTCTCCAAGCAGTTGCCTCCGGAGGTGTTCGAGCAGTTGACCGCCGAGCGGCTCGTGACGAAGTACCAGAAGGGGCGCGCGAAGTTGGAATGGACCAAGGCCAACGGCCGTCGCAACGAGGCGCTGGACTGCGCCGTCTATGCCCTGGCGGCTGCCCATTGGGCCGGCATGGACCGGTGGCGTGAGGGCGACTGGAAAAAGTGGGAGCGCCGCGTTCAGCCGGAGCCAGCACCCGTCGTCGTCGCTGCGCCGGCCGAACCTGTCGCAGAACCAACGCCCAAGCGCCGCCGCCGCGGCGTGTTCGCCCCCGGTGGCGGATGGGGCCGAGCATGAACAACCCGTTGGGAGGATTGATGTCTCAAGTGATCGGAGCGATCGCCGAGCGGCTGGCGGCTGACCCGCGCATTCCGGTGGAGAACCGGGAGGCGTACCGGCAGACGGTGCGGCACATCATCGAGGCGGAGCTGTCGCGGCTGTTCCCTGGGGAGCAGTTGCGCATGTACATCCCGAAATTCGGGAGCGCGCAGCGTAAGGCACGCGATGAGCGGATTGCCGCAGCGATTGCCGCAGGTGAAGCGCCGGAGGACATCGCCAAGCGCGAATCCATCACGCCTCGGCGCGTTCGGCAACTGCGCGGGCGCTTCGGTGGAAATTCTCGGGACTGATTATTTCCGCGGAGATTATTAAATATGCGAGCCCATGTCATTGGACTTGGGCGCGCTCATTGCAGGCGACACCCTCGACAAGCTCGTCGAGGTGGTCGGCTATGCGTCGTCCGATGGCTGGACGCTCAACTACCGCCTTGTGCCCATCAGCGGCGCAGGCGCTGCGATCACCTTTGCCTCGACGGCTGAGAGTGGCGCCCACCGCGTAACCGTCGCGGCTGCGACGACCGCTAACTGGACTGCCGGCCGCTATTCGGCGGTGGCCTGGGTCACTGGCGTAGAAGGGACGCACACGGTCTCCACCGAGATCGTGACTATCGCGGCGAACCCACGCGCCGCGACCGTTCCGCTGGACCTCCGCAGCGCCGCTCGCATTGCGCTCGAAGCCGCCGAGGCCGCGCTTGCCTCTTGGTCACCGACGACCAAGAGCTACACCATCGGCGGCCGGTCGATGACGTTCAACTCGTCGGCAGAGATTCTTCCGATCATCAGCTATTGGAAGCTGGCCGTGCAGCGCGAGGAGCGCGCGGCTCGGCTCGCGGCGGGCCGTCCCGACCCCCGCAAGACCTTCGTGAGGCTCGGCCGTGGCTGAGCACTCGACCATCCGCACCACGAAGGACGGCGCCACGTCGCGCTGGAACCCGATCGTGGGCCGGTGGGAAACGTCGCATCCCGGCCCGCGGGTGGTCGAGCAATCCTCGGCGCGAGCCTTATCCACTGCGACCAACGCCGCGGTGCCCGGGATGCTCCCGTTCAAGCACGCCAAGCGCATGTACGCCGCCGCGCGCAACACCCGCACGACCACGGGTTTCGGGAGCAGTGGCAACAGCAGCGCCGACGCCGAACTGTCAACGGGCCTGACGCAATTGAGAGCCCGGTCGCGGCAGATGGTGCGGGATTCGGCCTACGCCAAACGCGCCAAGCTGGTCGTCGTCAACAACGTCATCGGCACGGGCGTCGGCATGCAGGCCCAGGTGATGACCACCCGGGGCGGGCTCGCTCAGGCGGTAAACGACGGCATCGAGCAAGCCTGGTGCGAGTGGATCGACGCCTCGCGTTGCCACACAGGCGGCGCCTTGCACTTCCATGACATCGAGCGTGCGGCCATGGGCCAGGTGTTCGAGGCCGGCGAGTGCTTCATCCGCAAGCACTACTTCGCCTCTGGCGACAGCCGGATTCCGCTGTCGCTGGAACTGATCGAGCCCGAGCGCCTTGCGAATGAACTGGTCGATCCGGGCGCGTTGTCCACCGATCCGAACGTCGAGGTCCGCATGGGCGTCGAGGTGGATCAGTTCGGCCGCGCGCTGGCCTATTGGGTGCGCCAGAAACACCCCGGCGACATCCGCGGCCGCATTGGCGGCACAGACCGCTATGAGCGCGTGCCTGCCGCCGACATGTTCCACCTGCGCATCGTGGACCGCTGGCCGCAGACGCGCGGCGAGCCTTGGCTGCACACCGTCCTTCGCAAGATCGACGAGATGAACGAGTACACGGGCAGCGAAGTGTCTGCCGCCCGCGCCTCGTCTTACTACTTCGCCACGATCAAGACCCCGGACGACGACCGGCCGCACGCCGACCACGAGGAAGACGAAAGCGGCGTGGCGACGATCGAACCGCTGACCATTCAGGAACTGAAGCCGGGCGAGGAACTGGAGTTCCACACGCCGAACCGGCCGAACGCATCGCTCGACCCGTTCATGCGCCACATGCTGCGCGAAGTCGCGGCCGGCTGCGGGGTGAGCTACGAGTCGCTTTCCCGCGACTACAGCCAGAGCAACTACAGCAGCTCGCGCCTGGCGCTGCTGGACGACCGCGACATGTGGAAGGTCGTGCAGCAGTGGTGGATCCGCAATTTCCGCCGCCCGCTGCACCGCTCATGGATGCAGCAGGCCGTGCTCGCCCGTGCGATCCCCGCCGTGGCGCCGCAGCAGTACGCACTCGACGCCGTGAAGTTCGAGTCCGTGCTGTTCAAGCCCCGCGGCTGGTCCTGGGTCGATCCGACCAAGGAAGTCAACGCCTACAAGGAAGCGATCAAGGCGGGCCTCACCACGATCACCGATGTCATCGCGGCGACCGCTGGCGGCCTGGACATTGAGGACGTGATCGCCACGCGCAAGCGTGAACTGCAAATGCTCAAGGACGCTGGGATCGACGTGGACACCACCGTCGTTCCCGAGCAGCCCGTCGCACCTGTTCAGCCTCAGCCGATTCCTGGCGAGGAGGACGGCGAAGGCGACACCACCGACCGCAGCGCGCGTGTCGTGAACCTGAGAGGTGCTCAATGACCGACGAGATCAAGGTCGGCCGGCTGGCGCGCGACCTGTTCGGCGCCGAGGTGCAGATCACCCGCGCGGCCGACGAGCCGATGCGGCTGTCCTTCCCGGCCTCCAGCGAGTTGCCGGTCGAGCGCTGGTTTGGCACCGAAGTGCTCCGCCACGACGACAAGTCGATCCGCATGGACCGTCTGAAAGGCGGCGCGGCCCCGCTGCTGTTCAACCACAACTGGGACGACCCGGTGGGAATGATCGACACGGCCCGCGTCAAGGATGGCCGGCTGTGGGTCGATGCCCATTTCTTCGACACCCCGCGCGCCAAGGAAGTCGCCGCGATGGTCGAGGGCGGCATGCGCAACGTGTCCATCGGCTACGAACTCTACGAGGTCGTCGAGGACACCAAGCGCAACCAGTTCACCGCCACCGATTGGGGCGTGCTCGAAGTGAGCTTCGCCACCGTCCCGGCTGATCCGACTGTCGGCGTCGGCCGCAGCAAAGACGACGCCGCGCCAGTTCGCGTCGTCCGCTCCGTTTCCCCCTCGGCGCAAGCCATCACTACTGAAAGGAAAGCCGCAATGGCAGACCAGCAAGCCGCCGCGGGCGTGAACGCGGAACCCAGCACGGCCCAGGCCGAACCGCAGCAACGCAGCCTGCCGGCGCAACCGCGCCAAGCGGCGCAAGAGTTCGTGGGCCAGAGCGCCGTCGAATTCGAGCGCAACCGCAAACGCGGCATCGAGAACCTCTGCACCGCCAACAAGATCGACGCGAACCTGCGCGACTACTGGATCGGTTCGGGCCTTTCGATCGACGCCATCACCGACGACCTGCTCAAGGTGCTGGAGGAGCGGGGCAAGAACAACCCGCAGAGCGACGCCAAGCTCGGCCTGACCGACAAGGAAGTCGGCCGCTACAGCATCTTCAACGCCATCCGTGCGGTGGCCGACAAGAACTGGAACAACGCCACGTTCGAGTTGGAAGCCTCGCGCGCCATCGCGCAGAAGCTCGGCCGCAGCCCCGATCCGCACAAGTTCTACGTGCCCTTCGAGGTGCAGCAGCGCCAACTGCCCCAGCGTCGTGACCTGACCGTCGCGTCGGGCTCGGGCGGCGGCTACCTCGTGGCGACCGAGAACATGTCGTTCATCGAACTGCTGCGCAACCGCTCGGTGGCCTTCCGCATGGGCGCGCGCCGCCTGTCGGGCCTGACCGGCTCGGTGACGGTGCCGAAGCAGACGGCCGGCGCCACCGCCGTGTGGCTGTCGAGCGAGTCGGCCACCGCGACCGAGAGCGCGCAGACCTTCGGCCAGATGGCGCTGTCGCCCAAGACGGTCGGCGCCTACACCGAGATCAGCCGCCAACTGCTGCTGCAGTCCAGCCCGGACGCCGAGTCGATCGTGACGATGGACTTGGCGACCGTGTGCGGCCTGGCCGTGGACGTGGGCGTGCTGCGCGGGTCCGGTTCGTCCGGCGAGCCCACCGGCATCATCACCACGTCGGGCGTGGGAACTGTCTCCGGCACCTCGTTCGACTACGCCGACATCCTCGAATTCCAGAGCGATGTCGCCGCGGCGAATGTGATTCCGGTGGCCGGTGGCTACGTGACGACCCCCGCGGTCGCGGCCCTAGCGATGGCCCGCCAGCGCTTCTCCAGCACCGACACCCCGCTGTGGGAAGGCAACCTGTGGAACGGCCAGATGGCCGGCTTCCCCGCCATGTCGTCCAACCAGATGGCCTCCGGGACCATGCTGTTCGGCGACTGGTCGCAGGTGGTGGTCGGCGAGTGGGGCGTCCTCGAAGTCGAGGTGAACCCCTACGCCAACTTCCAGGCCGGGATCATCGGCATCCGCGCCCTGGTGTCGATGGACGTGGGCCTGCGCTATGCAGCCGCGTTCAGCTACGGCGCCGCGATGACCTGATGGGAGCCGGGCCGTGCTGACGACCGAGAACACATCCCTCGTCGCTGGCGCGGCCCAACCTGCCATGAACAAGCGTTGGGTCAAGGTGCTGCGCACTTTCGTCGGCTGCAAGGCCGCCGTGGGCGACGTGATCGAGCTGGGCGGCAGTTTCGCCTCGGAACTCGTGGCGTCGAACAAGGCGGTCTTCACGACGGCGCCCGCCATCGAAGCGCCGGTCGTCGCTCCCCAAGAGCCGCCGCCGCCTCCCGCCTCTGCTCCCGCGCGCCGCGGGCGCCATCAATCGAAGGAGAGCTGAAATGCTCGGAAACGAAGGTCAAGCAGCGACCGTCACTGCGCTGCTCGCGCCCGGCAACAAGGCGGACACCGCCGCCTGCACGGGCTCGTGGATCGACGTGCGCGACTACGAGGGAGACCTCGTGTTCGCCGTGCAGGTCGGCACCGTCACCGCTGGTCAAGTCGCCATCGTGATCGAAACGGCGTCGGACGGCTCCGGCACAGGCGCCGCAACGCTGACGCTCACCGAAGGCGCGTTCACGACCGTCACCACGTCGAACGACCCGCTGACGCAGAAGCGCACCGCTCCTGCCGGCTCGGTCCTCGGTTGGGTGCGCATCAAGGGCACCGTGACCACCGGCCCGGTGGACATGGGCGCCGTCGTTCTCGGCCGCACCAAGTACGTCTGAGCCATGTTCGCCGAGAACCTCGACGCATTCCTCGACGTGGACGCCGGCTTTGCCGTCGCGGCCACGCTCGCGGGTGCGCCTGTGCGCGTGCTGTTCGACGCGCCCGGGGCCGAGATTCTCGGCGGCGATGTGGCAACGACCGAGTCCAGCATTCTCGTCAAGGCGTCCCTCGGCGCAGCGCAAGGCCAGTCCCTCGTGATCTCGGCCGGCGACCTGCCGGCGCACATGTCCCACCAGGCCGGCACCTACAAGGTCCGGACGACCCTGCCCGAGCCGCCTGACGGCGCGTTCGTGCGGGCGATGCTGGCGAAGGTGTCCTGATGCTCGCCGCCGCTCAAGTCGTCGACGCCATAGCCGACCGCCTGCGCGCTGTGTCGGGGTGGGAGGACAAGGTGTTCACCGACCGCGCCTGGCCGCTCGCTGACAGCGAGTTGCCGGCGTGGAAGGTCGTCGCCGACGACGAGGAGATCGAGC